AATTTTTTCTTTTTAGCCAAAACTTATTTTTTATCTAACCCATTCAGATGTTATTTGTTTATATTTATCCATTAATTCATTTTCTAAAGAAATACAATATATTTGTTTTTTATTTATAAAAGTTTTTAAATGAAGGATATTATTTATAGGAATAGAAATAGGTTTTATATTTCTCCACCATGGTTGTAATGAATAAGAATGTTCTTCTGAAGTATGTCCATTAAAAATGGTATTAAATACTTCTATATTAAATGCTGTTAAATTTTGTAAAAATAAAAGCCATTGATTATTTTTTTCATCCCATATTATACTAGATAAAATATCATTATCGTTAAAAGATAATCCTAATTTATCACTTACTGAAAAAGATATTACATTATCTTTTGAATTTTTATTATATAATATATATTCATCTTCTAAAAGATTTTTTAATATATTATAAAAATATATTTCTAAATAGGTATTATCTGTATTTTTAATATGGTTTAAAAAATCTATTTTATTAGTTATTTGTAAAAAATTAGTTATAAACCAAGATATTTCTGAAAACCAGTAAAAACATTCTACTCCTGTATATTTTTTATTATCATCTACTGGTGTATGTTCAAAATATGCTTTTTTATTGTTTGTTATAGTTTGATTACTTATATTTAAAAAATTATTAATATCCTTTTTATTAATAATCATATCTCCAACAAAAAAATGAGCATAATTGTATCCTAAACTTTGGGCTAAAGAATACACAGTATGTAAAGATTTTAAAATAGCAACAGTATATATTTTTGAATATAAATTAATAAAACTAATATCATAATTATTACCACTGCTTAAATCTCTATAAAAATTAGAAGATTGTTTAACTAAATTATATTCTAAAGATTCTTGAGTTGATATTAGTTCATTTTCTGAATCAAAAATACAGTATTTACATAAACTTTGAATTTCTTTATCTATAGGAAAATGAGAAACTAAAAATATATCTTTTTCAAGATCTTTCAAAGATAAAAGACAGTCATGTAATGTTTTTACTTTATTAAAATCATTAGGATAAAAATTTACTATAATACATTCTTTATTCATATTATTTTTTATAAATGTAAAAATTTTGTTTTTGAAAGCCTAATTTTGTAAATATTTTATTACTCCCAATATTATCACAAAAAACATAAGCTATAAGAGTATCATATTGTTTCATAAATTCTGAGACCATAAATGTTCCTATACCTTTTCCATGATTATTGGGAGCAACACAATACGTTATTTCATTTTCCTTAATTAATCCAATATAACCTACAGGTTCATTATCTATTAAACATACTTGATATTTATCAGCATTTTTTAACATATACTTTAATTGCTGTTCAGGAGTTATTTCTACTTGAGTAAAGAAAAATTTTTGATTATTAGGATGTGTTCTTATTATTCTAATAAATTCCCAATATTCTTTAATACATTTTACTAATTCCATAAACTTACAGCTTGTTTTACTTTTTCAATTACATAATTAATATCTTCATTTGTTAAAAACATATGAAGAGGTAATGAAATTAATTCATTACTAGCTTTATAAGCATTAGGACAAGTTCCAAATCCATAAGAATATATGTCGTATTGAGTATTATCTTTATAGTGTACTCCAGGAAAAATATTATTATTATTTAAGTATTCTAGTACTTGGTCTCTATTTTTTACTTGAATTTGGTATAAATGTCTTGATGATTTACAATTAGGATTATGTTGGATAACATTAATATTAGGATTATTTTTAAATGCTTCATCATATATTTTACATATTTCTCTTCGTTTTTGATTATCTTCATCAAGATATTTTAAACCAACTAATCCCATAGAAGCCATAATAGAATTACTATGAGCTTTAAAACCAAAATCAATTACATCATAATCCCATTTATAACTACCTTTTTCATTTGTACGTTTAAAAGTATCTTTATCAATACCTAACCAAGATAATTTACGAGCTAAAGCATCATAATCAGCATTTTGAAAACAAATCATTCCCGAATCTGCTGTAGGTAAATTTTTTACTGCTTGAAAACTATAAACAGTAACATCAGCATCCCATCCAACTTGTTGTTTAGATACTGCTACTCCATGATAAATTTTATTTACTTTAGTACCAGCCATGTGAGCAGCATCTAAAATCATTTTTAAATTATTTTTTTTACAAAAATCTAAAATTTCAAAATATTGACCAATATTGCCTCCTATACCCACAAATAATATAGCTTTAGTTTTTTTAGTAATTCTTAATTTTATACTTTCTAAGTCTAAACAAAGTGAATTATCAATATCGGCAAATATTGGTTTTAAGTTATTATAAATAATAGCATGATTTGAAGATACAAATGTAAGGGGAGTTGTAATAATTTCATCTCCTTCTTTCCATTTGTTAGTATCCTTTAAAATTTTTATAGCAATCTGAAGTCCTACTGTATTGGATGCTACGTAATGAGCATAAGGAATATCAGCATATTGTTTAAATTCTTCTTCAAATTTATTTGTTTTGAATCCTAATCCAGTCCATCCTAAATCTAAACATTCTTCAATTTCCTTTAAAATTTCTACTTTTCTATATTTTGGTTTAAATAATTGAATAGACATAAAAAATTAATATTTTCTTTTTAAAATAGTTACTCCGTGATTATTAGCAAACTTTTCATAAACATACCAATTACGGTTTGAGTATAAAAATTCTTCAATAGCGGGCCAAATACCTTGTGTTCCACTCATATCTTTAAAATCATAGAATTGAGTATCATGGAAACCAATATATTTTTTAGCTTTATCAGCATGACGAATTAATTCACCTTTTACTTGATCATATGAATGCCATGTATCTAAAAATAAGAAATCACATTCTTCAATTTCATTTTCAAGAGTATTTTGTTGTCTGAATTCTAAATTAATACTCCACTGATTGGCTCCTTCAGTAGCTGTTTCTAATAATCTATCACCCCAAATATTTGGATGGTCAATATCAATACAAACCATTTTTTTATTTGTAGGTATAACCATATTATCTAATTCGTTCCAACGATGATTAAACAAATGATCTTGCCAAATATCTCTAGCTGGATCTGATAAGCCCATTAAAAATCCATAAGTGCCTACTACTGAACGAGTTCCCATTTCAATAATAGTGTCACATTCTTTAGCATAACGTCTAAAAGTGGGTAAGTGTTCATAAATGTCTGACCAGACATTTGGATTACTAAAATAGTAATATTTTTCGTCTAAAATTTTTCTACGATGTGGTTCCATTATTTTCCTTTAAGTGTTTGTTTTAGTTTTTCAAGGTATAAAATACCGTCTTGTAATTCTTGTTGAGCATGCTCAATCCAATCTAATACAGACAAATCTTGTCTATCAAGAGTATGTCCATATTTTTCTTTACCTTGGGCTGCTCTTGAAATAAAACTATCAACAATAGTATCTACTACTGAGTCTGTTTTGATAACTGTTCTGGTTTCAGGATGTTTTTCTCTAGTTCCTAAATCACTGTTTTTTGTCATTGTATTTCTTTTAATAACTTTTTAATTTCTTTCTCATCAACCCCTGATTTTTCTAGAATGTGTTCTACTCCTTCTTTTTTCAAAATGTAAATATAATCCTCAGCTTCTCCTAATGAAATAGTATAATGGTTAGCAATATATTGAAGGATTTTTTCATTTGTTTTTTTACGTGAACTTTTCACGTACTTGAGGAAGACATTCTTTTTAGGTAACATATGGCAGTAGTATTTATAGGTTTTTTCTTTTTCAGGATATGGTATCCTTTGGCCATAATTCGCAACCTCTGTATACCCTTCATACATACTACTAATACCTTACCAGTTACTACATCATAAAATACAGGAACAGGAATAACTCCATCTTCTGAGGTGCCTGTTACAAAACGAGATACTTTACGCAAAATAACTCCTTCTGAAAATACTTGATTACCTTCTGGTGAGGTAATTGGTTTTGTGTTTTTAATGTCAATGTTGACATTCATTTGTGGTTTATTGTTCATCATTTTCTTTTTTATGTTTTCTCCAATCTAAATAAAATCCAGTAGCAACTAATATATTCATACCAAAAGATGCTACTATTTCCTTAATATCATCATATACATTCATAGTTAAATGAATATGTCCAACTGCCCAAAAGGGAATAGATAAATTACTAGCTACCCACATTATGAAAAATAGGACAAATTTCTTCATATAACTCGTTTACTTGAAATTAATGATAAAATTTTAGAAATCAAAGCCATTACATTAATTTCTTTATCAATCCTAAAATTAGAATGATATTGATATTCTTCAATATAAATTACTACTTCACCTACACTTAATGGAGCATACTTTTCTACATTGTCATACAAGTATCTAAATAAATCCTCATAATCACTAACATTTGAATCAGCAATTATTTGTCTAATGTTATTAAACGATTTAGATGTTGGTTTGCATAGTTCCATGAGTACTTTATTTTTGTAGTTATTAGACACTAATATGCTTTTATCTACAGTGATTTCATCACCATTGACACTCATTTGTAGTGTGTTAAGCATTTTACGAATATCAGGATAATGCTGATTGATAACTAACTTCAAATCATCAGCACTACAATCAACTTCCTCCTGTTTAAAGATATCCATAATATGGTAAGCAACCTCTTGTTTTGATGGAGGAACAATCTTCAATACTTGACAACGAGATTGTAAAGGATCAATAATACGTTCAATATAATTACAAGTTAAAATAAAACGAGTTGAACGAGAATAAGTTTCAATTACATTTCGAAGTGCTGCTTGACCCTGGATTGTGATAAAATCTGCTTCATCCAAGATAACAACTTTAAATGGTTTGAATGAAGCAACAGAAGCAAAACTTTTAACTTTTTCTCTAATTGTGTCTACTCCATTTTCATCACTAGCATTAATATAGATGTAATCACAATCTAAATTATTGATAATAAGTTTAGCTAATGTTGTTTTACCTGTTCCAGCAGTTCCATAAAACAAAAAGTTTTGAATATCGTTTTGGTCTAAATACTTCTGAATAGTAGTTTTAATTTGTTCATTACCTACATAATCTTCTAATGTTTGTGAACGGTATTTTTCAACCCACAACGTATGTTCTCTTTTTGTCATAACTTATTATAAAGTGTAATCTCCGTAAATTGAATATTTTTTAGGTTCTGGTTCTTGAATTTCTACTTCCTCGGAAAAGATAGCATAAAGTTTACCTTGAATCAAATCTAAACGAAATGCTTTTGGTTTAACTGTATTAAGTTGAAACCATGCTTCTAAAGCTTCAGTTAATCCTTTTTGAACAGCATTAACATTACTCATTTTCCATTGGTCACCTGGTGGTACACGACTACCAATTTCAATTAATTTTTCTTTAATTTCTGTTTTGCTCATAACTTAATTGATTTTTTCATGTAAGGCAGTAGACTATGATAAGAATAATTAACTATTACTCCATCTGATTTAGATAAACCTAAATACAGACTATGTTCTTGACTTGAAGCTTCTGGTAGAAAATAGATTTTTATAACTGTATAATCTAAAGCTCCAATTGAAATTACTTTTCCTATTAAGTCTACTGCGTCTCGCATATTTCCTAAATTTACATCATTCCCATCATATCACCAAACCCACCTTGAGAATCTTTCTTCTCTTCAGGTTTGTCAACTACAACAGCTTCTGTCAATAGAATAGTACCTGCTACTGAAGCTGCATTTTCAAGTGCTGTACGAGTCACTTTAGCAGGATCAATAATACCAGCATCTTTCATATTAACAAAATCTTCATCCTTCAAATCCCAACCATACCAATAATCACCACCTGTTACAGCGTTGATAGCATTGTAAATATCTTCTTGCTCATAACCAGCATTTGATAGAATTTTCTTAAACGGAGCAGCACAAGCATTATAAACGATTTGTGAACCAATATCTTCAACATTAATGTTTGTACGAGCATGTAACAATACAGATCCACCACCTGGTACAATACCTTCTTCAAGTGCGGCTTTAGTTGCTTGTAAGGCATCATCAACACGATCTTTTTTCTCACGCATTTCAGATTCTGTAAATCCACCTACATGTACAATTGCTACACCACCAATAAATTTAGCTAAACGTTCTTGCAACTTTTCTTTTTCATATGGTGAAGTTGATTTTTCAATTTGTGTTTGAAGTTCTTCAATACGGTTTGTAATTGCATCTGAATTTCCTTTACCATCAACAATAGTGGTTTCATCTTTACCTACAGTAACTACTCTAGCTTCACCAAACCAATCCCAACTAAATTTATCAAGTTTCATACCTTTTTCAGTACTAAACACTTGACCACCAGTCATAATAGCAATGTCTTCTAGAATTAATTTACGACGGTCTCCAAAATCAGGAGCTTTAACAGCTACAACTTTCAAAATACCTCTTGCTTTGTTTACAATCAAAGTAGCTAAAGCTTCACCATCAATATCTTCAGCAATTAAAACTAATGGTTTGTTTTGATTTGATACTGCTTCTAAAATAGGCAACAATTCTTTTACTGTTGTGAATTTTTTATCAGCAATCAAAATCAAACAATCTTGCAAACTAGTACTCATACTGTTATTATCAGTAACAAAATAAGGTGATTTGTAACCTCTATCAAACTGCATACCTTCTACAGTTTCAAGATATGTTTCACCGTTTTTAGATTCTTCAATAAACACAACACCCTCACGACCTACTTTTTGCATCGCAGTAGCAATCAATTCACCTACTTCAGGATCATTATTTGCTGAAATAGTAGCAATTTGTTTAAGTTGGTCTTCAGATGAAATGTCTTCTTTAATTTCTGTACGGATGAAATCAACAACTTGTTTAACTGTTCTATCAATACTACGTTTAATCTCTACAGCATTAGCTCCATTATTCAAATGTGTCAAACCTTGTTTAACCATTTCTTGAGCCAACAAAGTAGATGTTGTGGTACCATCACCAGCATGGTCAGCAGTTTTAATAGCTGCTTGTTTAACTAATTGAACACCCAATTCTTCAATTGGATCCTCTAATGAAATTGATTTTGCTACTGTTACTCCATCTTTTGTTGATTGAGGAATACCTTGATTAGCAATAACAACATTTCGACCATTAGGACCAAGTGTTGCTGTAACAGCGTCTGCTAGTTTATCTACACCAGCTGATAGTTTTTTACGAGCCTCAGGGCCAAATTCTATAACTTTACTCATATTTTAATTATTTACTTTTGCTAAAACTTGATTCTCAGGACCAATCCAGTACTCATCACCTTCATGTTCCAATTTACTAAATCCCATAGTAGGTAATACTACTACATCTCCTACTTTAAGAACAGTATCAATCCAGACTCCAGTTACTGAATAATAACCTTTACCTACTGCTACTACTTCTCCAAGTTTGTTTTTCTCATTTCCCAAATCAGGGACAATAATGCCACCGTATGAGGTTTCTTCTGCCTCTACCGGTTTAACAATAACTGCGTTGTATAATGCTTCTAATTTCATATTTTAATAATTAGTATTTTCTGTTAGTTGATTTACAATAGCTTGATAATGGTCAACATATTCTTTTAATGAACTATATGACTGATTATTTGCTTTTGCTTTAGCAATACTTTTAACAGCACTGCCTACTGAACTATGATGTCCAATAATTTTGTTAAATTCTTTAGTTGAATCAGTGTAACGTCTATCAGGTGTTACTCTTAAATTCACAGTGACACAATAGTTATCCATTGTGATGAAATAGGGATCCATAGCAGGATCATTAATCATGTTTGTGTAATCTTTTTCAGTACTCATAGTATTAATATAACATTTTTTTCTTAGTTTTCCAAACTATCTTCTATAACTTCAGCTTCTTCTACTATTCTCACAAACCAATAATAACCATCTTTTCTAAACACATTTGTTGAATTTGATGATACTCTAAAAACTTCAGTATCAATTCCTGTATGTTCAGGAATTATTCTTACTACCTGATATAGGTCTTCTTTAACTGTGATAAACTGAGGTTGCATTAGTTTTCTTTTTGAATGATATAATATTCACTTTTCAAATTACCACTATCAAATTCAAGTTTCATAACACCATCTAAATTGATACTCATTTTACCTCCAGCTACATCTTTATTACAATACATAATTTCTTTAACTGTATCTGAGTAATAATGGGCTTGGAAATTGTTTGGTAGATTGTTTGTTTGAATATCAGATAGATAAAATGATACTTTATTTGAGTATTCAATATTACCTCCAAACTGCATTTCTAATTGCAAGTCACCATCATCATTAGTAAATGGTTTAAATACAACTGTATCACTATCAGCTAATGCTGATTTAGCTTTTACAATAGCATTAATACTTTCATTATCTAAATCAGCTGTAATATTATAAACACCATCACCAATATATTCTCCTGCTTTAGGAATAATCATAGTATCAGCTAAAGCATAATTAAGAGTAAACTGATTATCTGAGATAATTAATTTAGTAATTAGTTTATGTTGTTTAAAATATTCTAATTTTAGATAACCGTTTGTAATATTAATTAGTTTATTTAATTGAGAAGTGTTACTAATCCCAATAGTTGAATCTTCTAATTCAACACCATCATAAGTCACAGTTCCAATCATAGTATTGTTGGAAGTTGTAAACTTAATAATAAGTTTTTTGTCTTTAATTTCCCATTTAACAGCTTCATTTAAACCATTCAAATAATACTTGGAAATAATAGATACTAGATCTGCTTTATTAATCATAACTTGTTTATTATATATATTTAAAATTTAAAAAATTTACTAATGTTTGTATTAAGAACTAAAGCACCCCATCCTAAATCTGAATATAATGATTCTAGTTTGTTTTTCATAACGCTATCAAACAAACCATCTCTATCAATATACTTTTCAGCAAATTCTAAAAGTTCAGGAGCGTCATCATAACCATTTAAAGCCATTACATCTATTCGATAAGGATTAGGTTTCAAATAAACTATATAAATTTTATCACCTACTTGAGGTACAGGATATTTTTTATCTAAACCTCTAAATCTTAAAATATCTCCTGTGTATATTGCTGCTTTAGTATTAATAGGACATTTATTACCTAATTTAGAAAATATTTCACCTGCTCTAGGTTTACCAGCTAAATACTCTTTCATTTTCTTTAGTCCAGTAGGTTTTAATATTTTTTTCCAATCAATTGTTCTTATTGAGGTTCTAAAATCAAGAATTTGTTTATCAATATCTTGTTTTGGTTTACCAAACATAATTTCATTAATGATATGTTCTCCAAAATTTCTAAACAAAGGTGGAAAATTTGATTTCATCAAATCCAAACCTTTAACATCCAATTCATCTACAGGAACACCTTCCTTGTTAACAATATGTTGGGCGTATCTCCTCTTACCGGCGAAATAACCTCTATCAAGTACAACTTCTTGTTTTAGTTCAAAATAATGGACCCCATCATCTCCTAAATTAAAAGCACTCCTAGCAAATTCACCTATAAATTTATTAGCCATTGCTTGTAATTCAGTAGCAATTACTAATATTTTATTAATTACATCTTCCCTATTATTAAAATCAATATTTGGATGTCTTGCTATTAATAAGTCTTTACATTGAATAAACAATGAATCTGTATCACTAGTAACAATATAATCTTTATGAGTTTCATTACCTAATTCATTATTTAGGTATTCATTCATGTTTCTGATACTTTCTTGTAATAGTCTTTGACCAGTTAAAGTAATTGCTTTACTAATGAATTTGTTTCCATCTGTGTATCTCCAACCATTAATAGCAAACACACCATAAACATCATTCAATTTAATCTTATAAGCATGTTGTCGTCTATCATAAAAGGCGCCCATAACAGGATCATTATCTACCTTATATGCTTTCTTCATCAACTTCTTATATTCTTGTCTTTTAGCAAACCAATCAGATAAAATTTCACAAACAACACTTGATTTATCTTTACGGAACATTACTCCAGGAGCAGAAATAATTAAATCATTTGTTTCAATAATATTGATTAGATCTTTTACTTTAATTTCTGTTCTAGACAATCTTCTATCTTTCCTAACTTTTTCAATATAAAGTATTTTATTAGGATCTAATGATTTAAGTTCATTTAAAGACCATTGATTATCGTATTTATCTTTATTAACAACACGTCCAACCAATGTTTCAATACCCATATTAAGTGAGCGAATAATAGATGGATATAGCGAGGTAAAATCCAAATCAATAACCCATTCATATAAACCAGGTGTAGGATCTTTTAAATAACCACCAGCATATTCTTCCTGTAATGTTTTTAGAGCTGGATTGTAAGTAGTAGGTTTATTAGGTGAGACTATTCCTTTACGTTTTAGATAAGTTAAAATAGCACCCTCATTCAACATTGTAGAAAAATAAATTGCCTCATAATCAGTGTGACACAAATGACAAATTGTAACTGTTAGTTCAATAAACTTCATTCTGTTCTCTAACTCAACAATAATCTCTACATCTCGTAAGTTATACTCAATAAACTTATCTACATCCTCAGCAAATAATTTATCTAATGAACCTTGATATTCAATCTTTTCTAACTTAGCATATTTTTTACCTATATCACCTAAACGATAAGATGGTTCTTGTTTCATAATATACTTTTTAAATAAAAGCATATAGTCAAGATGATTAATACCTGCTAAATTAACTGGTTGTTCTGGAAATTGAGGTGTGAAACTAATTTTGTTTATAGGAGATAATGAATTAGCTAATGGTTCTCCTAATACTTTTTTAATACGGTAATAAAGATAAGGTATATCAAAGAAACCACTATTCCAACCTGTAATAATAGTTGGATCTAATTCATACCATTTATCTAAAAATCCACTTAGTAATTCTTTTTCTGATGGATAAGGCATAATAACTTTACCTTCAGACTCAGCTTTAGACATTTTATTTTCTTTATCTAAAACTAAACAAAAATATTTTTTAGAATTATGGTCATATAAAGCAATAGCTGTTATTTCACCTTTAGGATCTTTAATGTTTTCTTCAGTTAATGCTCCTGCTATAACACACTCTATATCTAGATAAACAATATTATGTGATTTGGGAGTATCATCTGTTTCATAATACTGGTCAACTAATAAACGAGTAATTTTATCTACATCTTTTTCAAAGTATTTAGGATCTTTCCAGTCATCCATTTTCCTAATAGGAGACACTTTAGTACCTTCTAAAGTTTCAAATTCACCATCCTCATCAGCTACATAAAGTACAGGCCAATGCTGAAATGATTTAAATCCAGTCCATCTATCATCTCTTAAATAGTACTGTCTTTCATCTCGATCGTAATAAACTGCTTGATACATCGTTTAAATATAATAAAAAAGGCTTGGATAACCAAGCCCTTAATATAAAATGAATAAAAATTATTTTTTATAAGCAGTGTTTAAACCCTGCCACTGACCATCATATTGTTCTCCTATTTCGTCAACTTTCCAAAATGCAATTTGAGCGATACGAGCATTTTTTTCAATAATAATAACACTTGTTACAATCATTGTTGTGTTCATAACATCACAATAAAATCCTGGATCCCACCAAGGTGATTCGATAATAGTTCCTGTACGGTACAAAGATGAGCGGTGAGTAATTTTT